GCCATCCCCTCGCCGCCTTGTCGTCGGTGCCGCTGTTGGGACCCTTGCGGCAATCGGTCTTGAGGATATAGAGACGGTCCGAAGCGGTCACGCTCAAACGGTTCTTGCCGTGGTCGTTGTCCAATATCTTGACGTCGGTCACGTATCCGTCGAAAAGACAGTAGTTCAGGGCGGTGTACGCCGGATTGTCCCAGTCGGGCGTGACGGTGATACGGTGCCCCATGAGCAAGTCGGCCGACTTGCTGAACCGGTCGCCTTGGTCCAGCAACGTGATCTTGAGCACGTTCGGCGTGGTGGCCGCCCACGGGGTCGCCACGCCCCACTCGATAGTGAACGGCGACAGGGCCACAAGGTCCGCGCTGCCGTCCGGCTGGAACGGCAGCGGGGCCAAGTCAAGATAGACGCGGCACGTCTCAGGCAAACGGCTTGAACTGCTCATAACGCCAATTCCCTTCCTCGCACGCGCGCCCACCGGTTGAGGCTGGTCACGATTTCGCCCGCCACGCTGTCGTTGTCTAGGTTGCCGTGGGCGTCCACGTTGATGTTGATTGTCTGTGCGACAGGCCGCGCAGCGTCCGCACGGTTGGCGACGGTGGACATTACGGCGCGTGTCAGTGCCGGGGATGCCGCGTAGCCGCGTGCGGCCATAGGGGTGATGGTTCGCGCCATGCTGTAGGCGGATACCGGCAGCGCGTAGGCTTGCGCGCTGTAGCTCTGCGCGTTATAGCTCTGCGCGCTCAAACCGCTTGCCGCGCTGCTAGCGCCCGTGATCTTGCCCCAAAGGTTCGATACCCAGTCGAACGCCTTCCTGATGCCGCCGATGATGCTGTCGAACACGCCCAACACCTTGTCCTTCAGCCCGCCGAAGAAGTTGGCGATGCCGTCCACGGCACCCTTGGCGGTGTTCTTGATGCCGTCCCACGTATCGCTACCCCACTGCTTGATGCTTGCGCCAATGCCGGAAAGCCATGACACGAAGGCGTTCCACTTGTCGCTAATCCACTGGGCGGCAGCGGCACCGGCCTGCTTCACACTGTCCCAATTCATCGCCAACAACGCGATAACCGCGATCACGGCCACGATAACGGCAATGACCGGAAGGAAGGCGAGATTCACGGAACCCTGCGCGACGGCGACGATACCGGCCACGACGCTATAGGCGGTCATGGCGGCGTTCAGGACGACGATGATGGCGGCGACTGCCGCGATCACGCCCACGAGCGGCACGAGCCACGAACTGTTAGCCTGTACCCACGTGGCGAACTCAGCCAACTTGCTAGCGGCGGCGGTGAGGGCCGGCAACAGGGCTTCGCCAAGGGCCGCTTTGGCGTTCTCGAACGACGCGGCCATGCGCTGCTGCTGTCCCTGTGCGGTGTCGGCCTCACGCGCGAAGTTGCCCACGGCCTTGCCGCTCTGCGCGGTGATGGCCGCTAGAGTGGCTTGCATCTTCGCGTTGCGGTCGCCCGACTTGTACAGGTCGCCAAGGCCCATAGACGCCGCCTGTGCCTGTAAGGTCGCGTCGTTAAGCGAGATGCCGTATTTCTCGATAGGGTCCATTTCGCCTTTGAGTGCCGAAGACAGGGCGTCAACAGCGTCGGCGGTGGTGCCGCCGAACATCGAAGACAGGTCGGCGCCAAGGCCGATAAGGTCGTTGGTCTTGGTGGCCGAGTCTTCCACCGACATACCGAAGTTCTGCAACTGACTGCCGACCAAGGTGGCGAACTCGTTGTACTCGTTTTTCGACAGGCCCACGGCCTGAGCCGCGTTGTTCGACCATTCCAGCATCTTGCTTGAGCTGTCACCGAACACGGTTTCGACGCCGCCCACCGACTGCTGTAGGTCGGCGGCGCTTTTCGCGCACGTCGCAGCGCCCGCGCCGATGGCGGCAAGCGCGGCACCGGCAGCAACCGACGCCTTGCCTACCTTGTCCTTGAAGCTCATGGAAGCGCGTTCGGCCTTGTCCATCGCGGCCACGGCCTGTGTGGCGTCGCCGATGATGCGGATAGCTAAAATGGCCGATTCCATGCGATCACCTCACTTTACGCCTTGTCTTTTCCGTTTCCTCGGCTTCGTCCTTCAGGAGCTGCGTACAGGTGCCCCAATCGGCTTCTTGCGGCACCTGTTCGCGTCTCCATGCCCACGGCGTGCCGCCGAAGCGCGCCGCTAGTACACAACTCAGTTCGCCGAAGCTGCCTGAGTCCCATTGGTCAAAAAACCCGGCGCGTCGTCACCTGACATGGACTGAAGCACGTCGCCGCTGTAGGACTCGGCGGGTTCAGTGTCCACGGGGTCGTTGTTCATGTCTTCCACCGAAACAACGGTGTCGGCCCACTGCTCGAAGGGCAGCGTGGTAACGCCTATCTGTCGGCAGCGCACGTAGGCGCTGTAGGCGTTGAACTTCACGGCGGCTTCCATGAGGTTGCCCCATCCCTTCGTCTTGCCGTGTGTTTCGGCTTGGCACCGCTGCCACATGGTCACGCAAACTTCGTCGGTGTGGCCGTCCAGATACTTGATTCGGGTGTTGGGGGTCTTGTCCTCGTTGCTGGTCATTTGCTGATGTCTCCTGTTGTGATTCGGTTTATGATCTTCTGCACGGCGTCCGCGTAGAGTTGCGTCCATTGCGGTTCCGTGTTCTTTGCCGCTTGGTTGGCGAAGTGAGTGGGCTTGATGTTGTGGCCGGGCCATCCGTAATTAATGACGCCCGCGTAAGGTACGCGCTTGGAGCCGGCGCGCACGACGCCCGCCTTCTGCGTGGCACCGGCGCGAACCGACGCGGCCAATTTGCCCGACTTGTGCGGGGCTAGGCTTTTCGCTTCGGGTACTACGATCTGCGCCGCCTCTTTGTTGACTTGGCGCAAGTCCTTCATGTCCGCGCCCGCCTTCTTCAGGCCGCGCGCCAATTCACTAGCCCCCTTGAGCTGGATTGAGCCGTTGCCACCGGCCGCGTAGGTGCTCGCCACGGTCAGGACGCCGTGTAGGTGCTCGCGGCCACGTCCAAGGCGACAAACGAAAAGTCATTGCTGTTTTTCGTCTTGACGTCACCGCCGAATTGGATGGACGCGATAACCACGCTGCCGGTGAGCTTCACGGTGCCGCCGGTGTTGGGCACCCACTCGAACGGCAATGTTTCGCCGCTGTGGTTCAGGCACCACACTTGGAGGCCGTCCATTGAAAAGTCTTCCTTGATGGAGCCGGTGAGCGCCCACGTTTCCGTTTGTGAGCCGCCCTCGGTGTGGCCGTCAAGAAAATTGTCGTTGTCTTCGGTGTCCGTGCTCGGCTCAAGAGCCGTGTTGATGACGTCCGCCGAGAAGTCGCGGGCCGAACTGGTCGAGCCGATTTTGAGGCTGCCGGGGCCTAGCGTTCGTACTGCTGCCATTGTTTATCCTTCCGTTAGTTCCAGTGGGTTGAGGGTGATGGTGTAGGCGGCAAGGTTGCCGACACCGGCAAGGCTGAACGTGCTGGGCTTCGCGTCCTTCATGTTCAGCCGTTGGGCCTGTAGGCGTTCCACCGCGTCTATGAGCAAGTCCATCGCCGCCGCCTGCGTCGCCATTGTGCCCGCGATCAGGTTCACGGTCCATGTGGGGGTGATGTACTGCCATCCCTCGAACGTGATTTCGGGCGGGTCGATAAGCACCGCGATTTTGCCGGGCAATGGTCGGGCGTCCTGTGCGTCGATGGTGACGATGCAAGCGAGGCCGCCGAGCATGTCGGTAAGCGTCTCTATGAGCGCTTCGCGCTCGGTTTCCACGTACCCGCTCATGCGATCACCATTGAGCCGGTCGGCACGCCCGCCGCGTTCAGCTTCGCCCATACGCTGCGCAACGGGTCGCTTGACACCCTGTAGGGTTCAAGCGAGCCGTCGCCAACAGCCATGACACCCAACCGGGCGTCACGACTGTTGTACAGGTCGGCGGCGCATGACGTGATGCAGTCGGCGCGCACGGTGTCATCCACCGTGTGCCCGTCTATCGCGCTGTCCACGTAGCTGATGGCGCTGGTGATGGCGCGTTGCACTCGGTCGGCGTCGCCGGCCGGGACTCCGATTTCGTCACGCACCGACGCTTCGTATTTTTTCCAGTCCATCAAGGCTGTGACTCCTTTCATGATGGTTGCTATGGATGGTGCAGAGTGCGAGGGAGGTTAGTCGATTTTGTACAGGCGGGGAGTGACTGTCGCGTTGACTGGGCCGGTGGCAGCGGTCGTGAAGATGCGCGCGGCCCACGTCTCGGTGCTGGCGACTGTGAACGCTCCGTTCTGCTGGTTGCTGGCGTCGCCGGTCGGGTCGAGCATGGCGACGTTGATGCCCGTGCCGGTAATGTTGGGGACTAGGTAATAGTCGCCGGGGTGGAGGGTGATTGAGCTGGCCCACGCGGTCCAGTCGGTCGCCTCCCCGGTGGCGGTGTATGAGCCGTCCTCAGAGGCGGTGAGGGTCACGCCGTTTTTTGTCTCACCGGGGATGGCGGGCCACAGGTTCGCTAGCTCATAGCCCCCCCCCACAAGGCTCGTGTTATCTGGTTTCATCCAATCGTGCGCGGTGTCGCCGGATTCCAACTGGACTCGGAGGTCGCCGTTCGTCTCGGTGGGTGTGGCCTCGGTGGCGAGGATTTCGAAGCGCAGGCTGACGGTGCCGGCTGGGACTGTCCCGGCATTACCCGTGTTAATCTGGGCACCCAGTTGACCACCTTTGGCGTCAAGGCATTTGACGGAGACGGTCAGACCGTCGATACTGGTGGGCCTGCTCAATGTCACGGCACCATGTACCGGGCAGGGGAACGTCCATCGAATGCCCGCCCACTGGCTTGAGGCGGTGCCCTTGACGTGCAGCGAGCCGTCACTGTTAACGGTGGCGGTCAAACCGTTGCCCGACGCGGGGCCATAAGACAACAGGTTACGGGAGAGCACTGTGACGGGCACGACGGTTTTTACCGCTGGATTGACGGTGCTGGATATCGTCACGTCGGTTTTTCCCGGTTGTTTCCCGGTGATGGTGATGGTGGTCATTGGATCACCTCGATGTCGATAAGGTCGGTGCCGGCAGTGGTGGCGGTCACGGTCTGTGGCGCTGTGTCTGGTGTGATTGTGGTTTTGATTTTTGCGGTTCTGCCCGCGGTGACGGTTAGACTATCCGGTGTAGCGCTGAGTCCCGTGGGCGTCAGCCTTTTGGGAACTTGACGGGGATCAGGCCCGTGGGCAGCGTCGCGGCTACGGCAAGATAGCCATAGACGCTGTAGTTTTCGGTGAGATTGGTGGGGTCGCCGTCGCTGAGCTGGGTCGGGCCGCCGCTTTCCCAGACCGTTACCGCTTCAGGGTCGATGAAGCATGCCGTGCCGGTGGGGGCGCTTGGGAGGAGCTGGACGGGGACGCGGAGGAATCGGCCGGCGATGCCGGTGAGGTCGAAGTCGCCGATGGTGTCCGAGCCGTCGCCGGACAGGTCGAAGAATCGACTGCCGGTGTCCTTGAGCTTGATGAGCGCGGTCATGACGTCCTTAGATACGCCGAGGCGGGTAAGGGACGTGTTACGGTCGTCGGCGAGTTCGGCGGCGTCCATGATAAGGCCCGCCCACTGGTCGATGGTCATGGCGGCAAGGGCGGCGGGCGCGTCGATCTTGTTGGCGTTGGAGGTCGCGTCGCGCTGCGCGGCGATGGTCGCGTACAAGTAGTCGCGCACGGCGGTTTCCGTCGCCTTCGCGTAGGCGTTGCGGAGGCCGCGAAGCATGGTGTCGAGCGCGGGCACCTGAGAGCGTTCCACGGTCTGCCGTGAGATGCTGCCATAGCCGCCATACGTGTTGATGCTGACGGACTTTGTGGCGAAGGTCAGCTTGCCGAACGGCAGCTTGGCGCCTTCGGCCGTTTGCTTGCCGACTGTGGTGGTGTCGGTGTCGAGCACGGTGTATTCCATCGTCATGCCCTTGTCAGGCAGCGCGGCGTGAGTCAGGATGCCCATGACCTTACGGCGCTGCTGGATGAGGCGGAGGTCGTCGGCAATCCAAGTTGTCGTGTTGCCGATGTTGCCGGTGGTGATGAGGTCGCGGCATTCGTGCATGAGCTGCACGGCCGCGTCGTCGCCACGGTTCAGGGCCTGAAGGTACGCGCCCGCTGTACGGTATTCACCGCCGATGACCTTGGGCGCGGTGTTCGCGCCGCCCTTGGCGATAGCGGCCTTGATGCTGCGTTGTTCGTCCTTGATGGCCTCAAGGGTTTCGGTAAGTTCCGCGTCCATACGGGTTTCCTCGCTTTCGTTGTCGTTTCCGGTTTTGGACATGTTTCCGTGGGGGTCGGCGCTGCGTTGGTCTGTGATCTTCGCGGCCTCATACGCGGGCCACGACACCACCGACGTTTCCAACAGGCGCACGCGCTTGCGGTGTGTTACACCGTCCTTGTCGGTTTCTGATTCCACTGGGATGAAACCGACGCTGAGGCTGTCCAGCGCGCCGTCACGCAACAGGGTCACGACGTCGCGGCCTAGCTGCGTGTCGCTGATGCGGGCCGTGATGTGCAAGCCGTCCGACTGACTGTCGGCGTCGGTGATGCGGCCGATAAGCTCGCCGTGCTGGTAGCAGAGCTTGGCCATGTCCACGCCGTCGAACACACACGAACTGTCAAACGTCTCGGCACCGTTCCACGTATCAATCACCTGACCGAACGGCACGGCCACGCCTTCCAGCGTGCGGCCGTCGCCGTCTTCGGCGGCGCGTAGGCATACGCCCTTCAATCCGATTTCATGCTTCATTGTTCACCCCTTCCGGTTGCGGCGCTGCGATCTTGGGAGGCAGCGCCTCGCGCGCCCTGATCTCGTTTACGTCCATCCATCCCGCGCCGAGCGCCGAAGCATAGGCGGCGTAACGGTCGGACATGTCAGCGCGGCGGCTGCTGTCCCAGTCGAACGCGGCGGTACGGCCGCGCGGCAACAAGCGGTTAAACAGTTCCTCGATTTCGCCCGTGTAGGCCGCTAGCGTGTAGTCAGCAAATTCAATCCACGATTGCTCGATGTTGGAATAGGTCAGGTTCGAGCCGTCAACTGCGGCAAGCATGATTGACGCCGGGATGCCGAGAAGTCGCGCGATCTGAGTCGTGTCGAACTTCTGCGTTTCGAGAAACTGAAGGTCTGCCGGCTTCATATCCAAAGGGACATACTTCAGTTTCGAGCCGAGCACCTTCACGTCGGCGGCTGTGCCGGTCGCCTTCCACGCCTCTTTGGCGTTCTTGGCGATCTCGGGCGTCACCTTCTCTTCCGTCTGCAAATAACCCTTGATGTTGGAAGAATCCGTGTAGAACTTGGCCTTGTAGTCGCGCGCCATCTGAGCGCCTTCAACTTCCTCGCGCGCCGCCGATAGGGGACCCAGTCCACGCAAGCGGCCGGGAACGTTCAGAAACTTGCAATGCACGATGTCGTTGGCGGTGTAGTCCTTGCCGAGATAGCTATAACGGAGCTTCGGCGCGGCGGGGTCGCTGCCGTCGTCGGACACGACGACAAGGGCGGGCGGCAGCACCTCGCAAGACACGATGTCACCGCCGAAGCGCACAAGGCGGACGAAAGCGTTGCCGTCAATGACCATCGATGCCACCATGTCGGCCAAGAAGTCCCGGCGCGATCTGTTCACGTCAGGTTGCAGCACGAGGGAACTCACGGTGTCCAGCTTGACGCCGCCGCGCATCTCATGAATGGGCAAACCGGTAATGGCGGTCTGCAACACTTGGACGCCGCGAAACACGGTGGACAAACTCAGCGGGTCGCACACGCTTGCACGCGCGGGCGGCTTGATGCCGTCCGGCATGTCGTCGTCGGCACCGCGCGTCAGCACGCGGCCCGCGATCTTCATACGCTGCCAAAGGTTCATGCGGCCGATTATGCGCGCACGACGCTGGAACGGTCTACCGTCGTGCCGCCAATCACCGCCAAGTACCGCCAAGTACCGTCAAGTACCGTCAGAAGATCTGCAGCGGCCCGGCCTCTTCGGGCCTGTGCGCCGCTCCCCACGCGGCCAACATGCACGATTCCAGCGGCGACGTGAGGCCCGTGGAGCCGCGACGACTCACGCGCCATGCGTCGCCCGCCCACTTGCGCGCCGAGTTGGCCGCGCTAGCGTCAAGGTCGGCGTCGGCCGCGTGCCATATCGCACCGTTGGTCAGGCCGCTCACGTAGCTTTGCCCGACGGTGAGGTAGTCGGCCGCTTCCATGTCCACGAACACAAGCGCGGGGTCGCCGTCGCTGTCGGTCATATGGCGCAAGCGGTCGGATAGGTCGGCGGCGGTTCCACGGTTGTCGATCACCACCGGCGCGCCATAGATGGCGCACAGACGACGTAGCTCTTCGGGCGCGTAGCCGGTGCCGTCCAGTATCTTCAGCAGCTGCGTGGTGATGGTGCCGTCCGGGTTGCAGATTCCGGCGCTGATGCTGGTGTGGGTAGAATCTACGTCCACGGCTGCACCGAAAACCACCGGCCTATCGTTCAGGTCGGCGGGGCTTATGGGCGCGGTGACTGTCTGCGCCCACGTCGCTTCATCTATGGCGCGGTCGGTTATGCCTTCGTCGCGCCTGTTGCCGAAGGCGCGCGCCCAACCGGCCGGATTGCCCTTGAATTGCTCGCGGAAGTCCACTAGCTGCGATCTGTCCCACAAAAGCCCCGCCGCTGGATGATGGCTCATGATGGCGTCGAGGTCTTCGGGGTCGGCGTCGGCCGGAAGGCCGAAGTCGAACCAACATGTGCGCCGGGATTGCTCGCCCGCGCGGCAAGCGTCAAGACGGCGGTTGAAGAACGTCGATTCGGCCGTGCCTTCGGTGCTGGTAATCCAAAGTTGCGGCTGCACGCCCGTGGCCTTAAGGCGCGTCGCCATCGTGGGCATGAAGCCGTCGAGGATGGTATTACCGGTTTCCTCACTGAGGCTAAAAGCTTCGTCCAGAGTGATCTTGTCGCCCTGTACTCCGTGGCCCGCCACCTTCGTCACGCTCTTGGGCATGATAACGGAGCCGTTGGCGAACGGTTGGCGAAGGTCGCCCGCGCCCAAGTACGGCCGTGTGGTGATGGCCGACAAGGGCGATGCCTGTATGGTCTTCAGGTATTTTTTAAAGTGGTCGCCCGCATCCTTGCCGGTCTGAGCCAAGTAGTAGATGAAGCGATCAGGCCCCCACTGCGAATTACGGGTATCCACCGCGTCCACAAGCGTGGATTTTCCGCACTGACGCGGCGTGGAAAGAATCACCGTGTCATAGTAGTAGGTGCCGGTATCGGGGTCGATTTCGCCCGCCACGTCGGCAACCATTCTTTGCCACGGCAATAGCGGCGTGCCGAGCAACCGCGCGAACTTGGCGACTATGGGGCCGTCCGTCTTCCGGTCGGGGTTGCGCGGGGTGCCGCCGCGTACCGGCGTCATGCCTTCGCCTCTTGCAGCAATCCGGCAAGGGCGGGGTCGATTTCCTTTTGCGCCGGGAACTTGGTTTCTAGTTCCTGATACCATGCCAAAAGCTGCGCCATGACGCGCGACGTGTCGCGGCCCTTGGCGTTCAGGGCGTCGAAGTTGCGCGCGATATTGATCATGGTCTTGCAGATATACCGGGCGCTGGGGTTCAGGGTACGGCCTTCCATGAAACTGTCGATAAGTTCCTTCGTGGCGCGTTCCTGTAGGCCATCGTTGGGGCCGTAGTAGTCCTCGAATCCTTCTAGCGTCATTTGCATTCGTTCACCTCTTCTTGTTGCTTGTTTTCGTTGGTATTCCGCCGTTTTCTAGATTTTTTTGTCCGGTTCGAGAGAGTGAAAAACTGGGCGCGGGGTCTTTTCCGTCGTCGGCTGTTTAAAAAACGGCGTCACCATTCCGGCCGCGAAGAAGATTGCGCGCGATCACTGCGAAGGCCAAGGGCAACGAGCTGCGCGCGTCGTTCTTCTTTCCGAGCGTCCACAAGGGCTTGCGATAGATGCAGCGCGTACCACTGCCGCACCCTCTTGCGGGTAGCGTCGTCCTTCGCCCTCTCCCACTCGATGCTGAAGCCGGGGTCAATCACCCGTACGTCATAGTCGAGCGCTATCCATTCATCCATCATGCGGGGGTGCCGCTTGCTGCTGGGCGTCGTGCGCGTACACCACACGTCGATAGGTTCCGACGATATGGCGAACTGTCGGTAAGCGCCCGACCACGCCATAGCCACCGCGCGCCGCTCGGCAAGGCTGGGGCTGGTGAGGCCCATAGCGGCGGCAAGGGCGCTGAAGCTGACCACGGGGTCGCCCGCGTTCTTGTGCGCGTCGATGTAGTCCACGGCCTCGCGGTCGCATGAGCCGGGCGGGACTACGATCATGTGCAGCCGAGCGCCATAGCCGTACAATACGCGATCTTGCCGGGATGCGTTGCAGTGCTTGCACGCGCGACGAATATTAGGCACCGTGTCCATACCGCCATGCGAGTGCGGCACTATGTGGTCGTCTTCGGTGCCCACTCGCGTGCAGCCGGGCAGACGCAGCCAACAATCATTTCCCCATGTCTCTATGACCTTGGCCCTCACAAACGGGTCGATAGTCTGCCGTCGCCCCATACAATCACTTCGCCTTCTGCGTGCACACCCACACGTCGAGGTCGCCAACCTCATACACGCAAGGGCTGTTGATGGCGTCGCCCGCCTTGAACCATATCGGCCCGGTGCCGTCGCCCCTCATCCGTTCCATCTGCCTTTGCGAGACGCCGAGATAGCGCGCCGCCTGTGCCGTGGTCAACTTCGCGCGTGGATTCACTTCATACCTACCCATGCCTTGAGCGAGTTAATCAGGTCTTCTCGGCCGAACACTTGCACGCCCGCGCGCTTGGACGGTCTGAGTACGATACCGTCATTGATTAGCTGCTGCATAACGTGGTCGCCGGTCGGGTCGGCGGTCGGTGCGATCTGGTTCAGGTGGAGCAACTGGATAACGAGGGAACGGCTCACGGTGTCGCTGCTCACGGTGTCGTGTTCCAGTCGGGCGACGTTCCAGCGGATAGCGTCCTTGATGTCCTTGGTACGCTGAGCCTTGGTCGCCGGGGTCTGTCGTCGCGCCCTTGTCTTGGTCGGTTTGTAGCTGACTGCATAACCCATTTCGTTACCTCGTTTCGTTCGCTACGTTGATGTCTGCTAGGTGGTCAGGTTGGTTTTTCATGTCTCTTAAAGTGGTGGGCGGTTAGAGCGGGGAACCTAAGCGCGTGATAAAGGAAAGCGGCGAAGCCGCAAGGCTTCGCCGCTCCGCTATCCGCAAGGTTCGCCACGCGATCGCAAAAGCTCTTAAAGCGGAGCCACGGCCGTCGCATAGGTCAGCGGCCCGAAGACCGCGCGCAAGGTCACGACAAGAGGCCCGCCACGTATGACGGTGCTGCACCCTGTTGCGCCCTGACAATGCGCCCCAAGTCGTTCAGTAATCCCGCATGGCGTGCCGTCGCCGTCTTAACCACCGCACCACATGCGGCGTGTTTGTAACGCGCTGGGCAAGGCGCGCTAGGGTCCTTTTTCGCGTGCTACGGCTTACCTAGGGTCGTTCACCGATTGCGGCACATTCAGTTATCGGGGTCGCCTACTGTCTTCGGCGCGCCACGTCGTCGTTTGCCAAGGCGTCGTTGATTGACGCCCTGAGCTGTTCGAGCTGAGGCCGTGTGAACACTTGCCTTGTGCAAATGTCGCCACTGTCGGCCCGAAGCTCGAAAATTCCGGGATATTCCGGGTTGTTAGCCACCCAAGCTCGGGAACTCATAACTGCACCTTCATTGTGATAGGCCCCTTACCGCCGATGCCGGCGATACCCATAGCCGCCTTGGCTAGACATGAGGCAAGAAACATGAACAGGAACGCAAGCACGCCGAACGGCGCGGCCAACACGGCCTTAACGATCTTCACGGCCACCGTCCTTCCAGCGAAGCGACTTCGCATATTGCAGCCGTTCGCGGTCTTCTTGCTGGATTTCCTCAGCGACGTGAAGCAAGGCGTAGCCGATTTCGAGCGTTTCGGCGGCGTTGAACATTTTGAAGCCGATTTGCCGGGGCTTGCCGGTCTTGTGGTCGCGTACCTCGCGCACTAGGCGCACTTCGCGCCGGTTGCGCTCGATAGTCACGCGCGGGACTTCAGGCAGCGTGTATGTGGTCATTGGGAACTACCTCGCCTTCTCCATCGATGGTCATTTGCACCACGTCCGGTATGGACTTGATGCAGCAAATAAGCTCATAGCCGTCATATTCGGGTATCTTGCCCGTGGTCAGCACGATTGCCGGGCTGTCTGGGTCGTCCGTGAAACATCTGACCTTGCCGCAATCCCACTTGATTGATCGTTTCGTTTCGAGCCGGAAAACAACGATGTCGCCCGGCCTCACCTCTCCGGGTGCCGTGGTTATTTCATAGTGCATGATCGGCCTTCCGGTAAGCGCCCACGAACGTCCAGCCGTCACGCGGCATGAACAGGTCGAAGGCGTCGGCCCCACGCCTCACGCCGTACTCGCCCTTTTGAAGCACCGGGCGGCAATCCTCGGTGATAGCGATAACCACGGCCGTGACAATCGAATGGCCGTCGTCATAGGTTGCCAAGTCGCCCGCGATCAGGTCGGCCGCGCGCGTCACCGGCGTGTAATTCACCGGCACCGGCTTATATTCCAT